AATAACAAGAGCAGCCAGCCAGGTACTGTCAGTAACAGAGATAGAAAGAGAAATCGAAACTACCTCTACTACGGTATCCTTATCAGTATTCTCACAATAAATCCTGTAAAAGCTGATGAAGGTGAAACGAATAACACTTCCAACCCTGTGGCAGCTGCAACCGGAAATGTTACCAATCAAGCTGTGCAATTCCAAAATAATGGAGCTCCAAGTCGCCAGGTCTATGGACCCAACATTAGCTGTAATGGCGCAACGATGACCTTTAGCCCATTCTATATGGGCAATCACACAACTCCGTTTGATGATGAGATGTCTCAACAAAGCTATACAGTAGCTGAGAACTGGGGTGGTCAGATTAATTTCATGATACCCCTTGATGGTTCTCTTGTTGAACGTTGTAAATCTATAGCAGCTAGACAGCAATCAAAGATGGAACTCGACTATGAATTAGTTAGAGTTAAAAATTGTGCAGAGTTACAGCAGAAAGGATTTATGATACGTCCAGGTACGCGTGTTTATCACATGTGTAGCGACGTTATCCCTATATCTGCATTTAAAAAACAAGTCGCTGAAGCACTAGCTAAAGCAAACCCACCACCACCTAAGAAATGGTGGCAGAAACTTAACCCCCTAAGCAAATGATCGTATTAATTAAACCAGTTCTATTCGCATTTATTAAGTCTACTGCAGTCAAGCAGTTAATAATTGATCTTTTAGAAGGTTTGGTATCCTCCACAGAAAACACCCTAGATGATAAAGCAGTCGCTATGGTAAAACTAGCATTATTCCCTGGAGAAAAGTAACAATGAATCAGAAAGGAAAGAAAACTAAGTTAGTTCAAGGTGGTACTAATGACCTTGGTAATCAAGCTAGCGCGATATCAGTTATTAAACCTTTTATGAAGACTCACTCTACAAAGAATCCATTCGATCCTAAGTCTCCTAATGTACGAACAAGAACCTACCAACATCCTAATAAAAGATTTAAAGCTACAGGTAGTTGGGATAAAATATAAAACATTATGAAGAAAGCCACAGAAACCCAATTCAATGAATTACATAACCTCGTTACAACAGAATTCCTGAAAAGGGTGAAAAGTGGCGAGGCTTCAACACAAGATTTAAAAGCAGCATGTGAATGGCTGAAGACCAATGATATCAGCGGTGTTGCGTATGATGGTAACCCATTAGATAAACTTAATAAGATTATGCCTAAAGTAGACCCTGAACTTGTACACCGGAGGTTACATGGCGCGAGAAACAAGTAATCCACGTAAGACCGCCAGTCATTATAGGAGTAATTCTAAGTCACGTGCTAAACATGTGAAAGATAATAGTCCTGGCGGCAAGTATGCACACTCTAATGCATATAAAAGAAGACATGCTAAGCTAGCAGATAAGCTTGGTACTAAAGGAACTAATAAAGATGTCTCTATTAGAAACGGTAAGGCTACCGCTGAAAGCCTAAAGATCAACCGCGCTAGAGGCGGAGCACAACGTAAGTAACTATGTCTACTATTAATCCTAAAGCATTTAAACGTACTCCTAAACAAAAATTAAGGGATTCAACTAAAGATGGTGATACTAAAACAATTAAAGGTGAGAGGTTTAAACAAGTAGCAGGTAAATGGAAGAAAATTAAGAAAAGTCCTGGTAAAATAGTAGATCGCAGTAGAAATACTGCATACGGTTAGGAGGTATGTAGATGTCACACCATACTGCAGACCATATTAAAATCCAACTAATGGAAGATGGTCGTCAAGGTATTTTTATAGACAGTAGACATAAGGATATAATTAAAGATGGTAGAAAACTAAATCAAAAACAAGCATTTAAAGATAGTGTATTCGACTTTGCAGATAAACGTAAAGGTAAAGGAGGTACGCGGAATCTTAAAAACTTAGTATTTACACACCCTACTGCAGGTAAGATAAAAATAGATTTGGGTGCAAAAGGTAATTTACATGTAATTGATAAGAACGGTAATGTACAAAAAATAGCACGTATTAATACTGCTTTAAAAGGAGGCATGGGTGCTGATGAAGGTGACAACCCTCTTGCTACAAGAGATAAAGTTATACGTAGTACTAAATTAGAAACTCAGGGAAGTGCTGAAAGTCAAAAATCCACAAGGTTACGTGACTTTAAGGTTGGTACAAAAAACCCTGCAGCAGGTGATGCTAAAGGATACACAAGATGGAATAAATTTATAAAAGGTATAATACACCATTCTGGTCCAGCTCGTATTATAAGTGCAACATTACAAAAATTTGAAAAGATAAATAATCCAAAATGGAAACCTACTGATGGTCTATCAAAAGCAGGTAGGAGGTTTGCTAGAAATATAGAGAACAGATTAGGTGCTCATACTGTTAATTCTATTTTGAATATGGATTTTTATCCTTCTGCAGATATCCATAATAAAGCGCATAGAGTATTAGAAGACGTTGGATTAGATACTAAAAAGATTAATAAAACCCTTAATAATCTTTTAAAAGAAGTTCCTAAACCTAAAGCACAGACTACATCTAAAGGTAAAATTTCAACAATAAATCCTAGAACTGGTAGAGTAGAGATGGTACCAGATGATCCTGGTGCTAGAGCAGTGCAAAGTGCTAAAATAAATAAATTATACAATTTTGTGAAGCAGAGTGTAGTACCTGGTATAGAAGCAGTTAAAAAAGGAGTAGGTGATTATAGTTTAAGAGGGCATCTTACTAAAAAAGGTGCTGCGGCAATAGAACACAATCCACAGAAACTTAATCTTCTTATTAATAAAAACAAGATAACAAATCCGAAAGGATATATGAAACCTAGCACGAAACCTAATCTTAATCCTGGTGTTAATTTGAAAAATCTTAGGATATCTCCACGTGGAGGAAGCAGCGGAACCAGTTTCAATTATCTTAATATTGACAATACTTCAGGTTCGGATTCACTATATAGTATACGGTCGACGCAAACAAGGTCTGGACTTAGAGAGATATTACCTGTCCCAGGAGAATTTTTGGGACTTGCGAATTGATACAATTTAAAAATCGGTAAATAAACTATGGCAAGCAAAGCAGAATCACTAAAAATTAATAAAAAGAAAGATCAAGCTATTGTTAACGGTAAATTAATTGCATCTTCAAACGTACCTGACGATTTAATGGTAGTTGGGTACCGTATGGTTAAGGGTGTCAAAGTTCCAATTTATGCTGAAAAAGATCCAGAAGGTTTTTATTCTGGTAGAAATCGGAAACCAAGATGACTAACGTCTTAACTGCCCTGCAAGATGACTTTAAACTATTCCTCCAGGCATTATGGGAACAACTCGACTTACCTAGTCCAACGCGAGCCCAGTATGCAATTGCTGACTACTTACAGAACGGTCCGAAGCGTCTCCAGATTCAAGCCTTCCGTGGTGTTGGTAAAAGTTGGATTACTGGAGCATTTGTTCTTTGGACTCTATTTAAAGATTCAGAAAAGAAAATAATGATTATTTCTGCCTCTAAAGAGAGAGCAGACAACATGTCGATCTTCCTACAAAAACTAATCATTGAAACCCCATGGCTAAAACATCTCCAACCGAAAGCAGACGATTCACGCTGGAGTCGCATCAGCTTCGACGTAAACTGTTCTCCTCATCAAGCCCCAAGCGTAAAGTCGGTGGGCATAACTGGTCAGCTGACAGGAAGTCGCGCAGATTTAATGATCTTGGACGACATAGAGGTGCCTGGAAACTCCATGACGGAGCTAATGCGTGAGAAGTTACTTCAACTCTGTACGGAAGCCGAGAGTATCCTTACCCCCAAAAACGATAGCCGTATTATGTACCTTGGGACTCCTCAGACTACTTTTACTGTTTATCGTAAGCTGGCAGAGCGTGCGTATCGCCCCTTTGTTTGGCCCGCAAGATACCCCCGTAAAGGAAGTCTCAGTAAGTACGACGGACTCTTAGCACCACAGATCCAGGAAGACCTCGATTCAGGTGCTGAAGAATGGGATTGTACAGACCCAGATAGATTTGATAATGACGACCTAATAGAACGTGAAGCATCTATGGGTCGTTCTAATTATATGCTTCAATTTCAACTCGACACGAGTTTAAGTGATGCTGAGAAATTTCCTCTTAAGATGTCTGATCTGGTTGTCACTTCTGTCAACCCTAGCTTGGCTCCCGACGCTTGCGTATGGTGCTCAGACCCCCGTAACGTTATCAAAGAGTTACCCACTGTCGGATTACCAGGAGATTACTTTTACTCTCCTATGCAACTACAAGGGGAATGGACCCCCTACTCAGAAACAATATGCTCAGTGGATCCAAGCGGCAGAGGAACAGATGAAACAGCGGCAGCTTATATTTCCCAAAAAAACGGGTTTCTCTACTTGCATGAAATGCGTGCGTACAGAGACGGGTACTCAGACACTACCTTGCTAGATATCCTTAGAGGTTGTAAAAAATATAATGTTACTAAATTAGTTATTGAAACTAACTTTGGTGATGGTATGGTTTCTGAACTATTCCGTAAACATCTCCAACAAACTAAACAAGCTATAGATGTAGAAGAAGTTAGAGCTAATGTCAGAAAGGAAGATAGAATCATTGATTCGATGGAGCCGGTTCTTAATCAGCATAGGCTTATATGTGATAAGTCGGTTATTGATTGGGATTATAACTCTAATAAAGAAGAGGCTCCAGAACTTCGTCTTATGTACATGCTTTTCTATCAGATGTCTCGCATGTGTAGAGAAAAAGGAGCTGTTAAACACGATGATAGATTGGACTGTCTGGCCCAAGGTATCAAGTATTACACAGATGCAATGGGTATCTCAGCCTATGAAACCGTTAAACAACGTAAACAAGAAGACTGGCAAGATATCCTAGACACATGGACAGATGATGCACAAGGTGTTGCTAATCATATGGTATTAGGTATGGATTTAAACCAACGTAGAGAAGCTAGAGGTAAGGTAGGTAAAAAGCCTGTCCCTACTTGGATCTGACCAAGCCCTGCCTTATACAGGGAGAGGGAAGGGTGGACCCTCCCCCTATGAGGAAGACGCTCTACTTCGTAGACCTCTTCCTCTCTCTTAAAAGCTTAATACTTGATGATACATGATGACACATCCACACCACTCACGCAGCGAAGTGAGCGAAGCGAACGTAGCGGAGTCTATTCATCCTAATCATCCCTATTATACTGTATGCATACTGATTGGAGAGAAGAGTATAAAGATATGAAGGTTCTATCACCTTACCAAATCCAACTACTGGATGAAGGTCCACATAGCTTATCGCAATCATGGATCTTAGGAGCAATGCATACCGATTGGAAAAGAAAAAAAGGTATATCTGATCCTGAACTACCTGATTGTCAATCATCCTTTAAAGAATTTAGTAAATCCCACTCATGACAGCACCTAAACAACATAAACAACGGTATTATTATATATTCTGGTCTATTGCTACATTAAGTGTGGTGATTGGACAGATATGTGTGGTTAATACCTATAACCGCCTATCTGACAACTTAGAATACGTTATTATTGAACAAGCCCGAGCGAAAACTACTGAAACTGCAAACTAAAGCACAAGAATGTGTATCTAGAGATAAAGCAGTTAAGATATTAAAGAAGAGTGAGAAGTGGTCTCAAAAAAATAAAATAAATGTCTGAAGGCACAGCTTATTGAGAATCATTTTCAATTACCCCCATGCCCCCTGAGAATTCAGTGCTGGCCGCTCGCTTCGCTCGCTTTCTCTATACTTTTTTGCATATGTTGCCCCGCTAAATCCTTATTGAGAAACGAGCCCCAGCAGATGAGAATGACTCTCAATAGCAAGAGTGAAAATGGTTATCATTCTCGCTCGCTTCGCTCGCTATGTTACACATAGTGGTATGATTACACGTGCAATGTATCAACAACTGCGCGCAATTAGAGCGAGTTGCGTAGCAACGAGCGGGTGATTAGTTGTGCTTATGTGTTACATTACGCGCTCATCTGTAGCGTTGCGTGTTACTTAGCGGACATACAGTTGTTATCATTATTACAGAGTGTTAAGGTTCAGCAGTATCCGCACCAAACCGAGATGGTCCATGCTATAATTAAAATGTAAACAAATGAGGTCAAACTTATGACAACTGATAGACAACAACTAGCGATGAATCTATCCTATCTTGTTAAGAATGAGGATGTAATCCCTGGTCCATTGTTGAATGAAATTCTCCTTGAATATGTTGAACTAATTAACAACAATCGCTTGGATGATTTACTTACTTACACTAACAATGAAGTTGAATCAGATTTAGGGAGAGGATAACACCTACTCCCTTGGGATTATGAAAGAGTTACTAACACTAACATGGGTGCAATTCCCATCAATCTCATTGATACTAATTGATTCACAGTCAATCGGTTATGTATCATTATTACAGAGTATGAAGTAAGCTTGACTTAACCTCTCAACTCTGCTATAATTAAAATGTAAACAATTGAGGACTAATTCATCCTATGCAAACTAACAACAATCAAGCACTGATTCACATGAAGTTAGATGCACTAACTCACCTTCAATCTCTTGGTTTAAACTATCAAGAATGTGATGGAGAATTAGATGTAATTGTTGATGACATTCCCTATGAAGTTCTAGGTAGATGTTATCAAGATCCTGATGAACAGTTATGTAACTATTACAGGATTGATTACGATCTAGTTAATTGTATCGAAGCGGTCTAATGTATAGATCCTTTCCTTATACCATTCACAGTCAAATCGTCTGCCCGAATGTTATAATGAAGGGTTCACACTTTCCCTTCAATTGTTCACACTATCCTAACACAACTTATGTGGTATTTAGTTAAACAAACTCCCGACGGATTTGATGCACTAAGTGCAAACGAAAGTCGTGAACGTTTAGAGTTTATGTTATTACATAGGTACAAAAGGTTTATGCCTGAGTATCATTATGAAATAATACATTCTTCTGAGTTATTATTTCCTGAACTAGGATTAGCACTCGGTTAACTAACACAAACTGTATTCACCTTATTTAACACAAACCATGTTCGTTCAAACTTACAAAAGATCATCTGCAATTGATTCACTAGAAGTAGATCAAGACGGAGGATTAGCTAGAGTATTCTTTAATAATGGTTCTGGTTATCTCTACAGCGGAGTTAACAAGAAGCAGATAAAAGCTCTACTAAATAATCCTTTATCACAGTCATTTGGTAAGTGGGTTAATAAGAACTGTGTTAATGCCAATACAACTATTTCTGAGTATTACACAGCTTAACTAACACAAACTATATAGTGGTTGATAAAGTCCCAAAGATGGGTAATATCAAGTAATTCATGCAGAATAAGAGCTCATGATCCACTATTTCCTGACCCTATAGTTTAACGGTTAGAATGTTACCTTGTCACGGTAATGATGAGAGTTCGATTCTCTCTAGGGTCGTTAGATAACAAGCAATTGTTGTCTATTTGTTCACTTAATCACAGTCAATTCTTATGACAAACTGTTCTACAGCGTCTGAGTTAATTAAGAACACTTATGATCTTGATACTCTTAAGGAGATTCGTGATCATGGTTGTATAACAGGTGTTGCGAATGAGCACATCTATTATTATCAAACTCTTTCATTCTTTGAAGAGTATGAAGATGAAATTGTTGAAACAGTTAGTGGTCATTTAGGCGAGGATTACCTTGTCGAATGTTTCAAGGACAACGATGCACACTTAACATCATATAAGAACGCTATCGTTTGGACCTTTGTTGAACTAACTGCAATGCAATTACTCGATGAGTTTGAAACAACCATGACAGAATACGAACAGGATTGTAATGATCAAATGTTATCAACTTCTGATGAACCTATTAAGTTGTATGCTGATTATTCTAAAATAGAAGCATCTGCACTAAAAGCAAATGGTTTTGAAGTTGTTAACACATGACTTCATTCGTTGTCTTAATTTGTATCATTATTCTTCTTTATATATTCCTGAAGAATACCATCAATCATTATTGATTCTCTCTTAAAATCTTTCCACTTAACGGTGGATTTTATGAGGGATTCATTCCCTTATGTTACATTCACAGTCAACTTGGAGAGGTGGCTGAGTGGTTT